TTGTCAAATCAGGAAAACAGACCGGCTAATCAATCGGTTGCTTGATACGGTTCAAACCTTGCGTTCCAGCTTGACAAGTCAAAGCTATGAACTGAACCCAGACAAGGTACAAACTTCAGGCCCTAAAAATACCCTTGAAAATACCATGACCAAGGTTGTTGACCTTGAAGCTGATATTAACCGGTATATTGATGAACTTGTTGACCTGAAACAAGCGGCTATTCGTAAAATTCAGAACATTCCTGACCAAGACCAGCAAAATGTTCTACTTGCCAGGTATGTTTCCGGGATGAAATGGGAGAAAATCGCCGTTGACCTTAACTTTTCAATCGCTCAAATATATCGGATTCACGGGGCCGCTTTACTGTCTTTTCTGTCAGAAAACCCGGATATTCTGAAAGATGATAGTAAATGATAGTGTTCCATGTGTTAGAATGTCAATGTGAAATAGCGCCTACGGGAAACCGGGGCGCTTTTCCTTTGTTGAAAGGCGGTGAATACCTTGACCCCAAGACAGCAGAAGTTTTGTGATGAATACCTAATCAGCGGAAACGCAACGGAAGCGGCAATTAAGGCCGGGTATTCCGAAAAAACCGCAAAACAGACAGGAAGCGAAAACCTTTCAAAACCTGACCTTCGGGCATATATTGACACCGAACTTGACAAAATCCATTCTGCCAAGATCGCTGACGCTGAAGAAGTGATGAAATATCTTACTTCCGTTATGCGGGGGGAGCACACAGAGGAAGTTCCGGTTTTTTGCGGTGAGGGCTGTCAAGAGTTGACCCCCAAAGAGGTTGGAGCCAAGGAACGTCTGAAGGCGGCTGAATTGATTGGGAAACGCTATGGCCTGTTTACTGATAAAGTGGGCATGGAAGGCGCTGTTCCGGTAGTCATTACAGGGGATGATCTTCTTGAAGACTAGCCCCAAGGCAAACCTGATTCGCCTTCCTGAAGTGGTGGGCAAAGGCTACGCCACCTTCTGGAAGTTCAAAGGCCGTTACCGGGTGTGCAAGGGTTCCCGTGCTTCCAAGAAATCCAAGACCACAGCCCTGAACATCATTACCCGTATGATGAAATACCCGGATGCCAATACCCTTGTAGTTCGCAAGGTGTTCAGAACCTTGAAGGATTCCTGTTTCACGGAACTGAAGTGGGCAATCAACCGGCTTGGGGTTCAGGCATATTGGGAAATTAAAGAAAGCCCCTTGGAAATGACCTATAAGCCCACGGGCCAAAAGATTTATTTCCGGGGCCTTGATGATCCCCTGAAGGTTACTTCCATCACCGTTGAAATCGGCTATTTGTGCTGGTGCTGGATTGAAGAAGCGTATGAGATTATGAACGAAAATGATTTCAATATGCTTGATGAATCAATCCGTGGTGCTATCCCGGAAGAAACCGGCCTGTTCAAGCAAATCACCCTGACCTTCAACCCGTGGAATGAAAAGCATTGGATCAGGAAGCGGTTCTTCGGTGAAATCACCGGCAAAGATGGGCAAGGAAACCCCACATACAAGTTCCATGATAGCTGGACAAGCCCGGATGGTCAAATCTTCGCAACAACCACAAATTACCTGTGTAATGAATGGCTGGATGCGGCGGATTTGAAGGTCTTTGAAACAATGCGGGAGAACAACCCCCGGCGCTACAAAGTCGCTGGCCTTGGCGGTTGGGGCATTGTGGATGGCCTGATTTTTGAAAATTGGCGGGAAGAAGCGTTTGACTTCAAGCAGATTAGCGCCCAAGCCGGTGTGAAATCGGCCTTCGGCCTTGACTTCGGCTATACTAATGACCCAACAGCCCTGTTCTGTGGGCTGGTGAGTACAGAGAAAAGAACCATTTGGGTGTTCGATGAACTGTATGAAAAAGCCCTGACCAATTCAAAGATTGCTGAAAAAGTTCAAGGCATGGGCTATGGCAAGGAGCGGATCAAGGCCGATTGTGCAGAACCCAAAAGCATTGATGAACTTCGGGAAAATGGGCTGAACCATATCCGAGCCGCCCGGAAGGGCAAAGACAGCGTGAACAACGGTATCCAATACATCCAGGATTACACGATTATTATTCACCCCCGCTGTGTGAACTTCCTTACTGAAATTTCAAACTACACATGGGATGAAGATAAATTCGGGGTGAAAATCAATGTTCCTATTGATGATTTCAACCACCTGATGGACGCTATGCGTTATGCGCTGGAAGATATGCTGGTTGGCCCTACATTCAGCTTTGAATAACACAATAGTAACAAGAACACACGGAACCGATTGAAAACACACGGTTTTCGTGCGTTCTGTTTTTATGAAGCAATAGAAAGGGGAGCGTTCCCAATGAAGAAGATGGTTCGGGTTGTTTCGGTGTTGGGAACACCGTACACTATTTATCAGGGCAATAGCGTTGACTTCCCTGATCTGTCTGAAAGTGACGGATATTGTGACACCACCGTTAAGATTATCGTCATTGACGATATGACCGAAAACGCCGGGAAGCCTGGAAGCAAGGCTGATTTGGAACAGTACAAACATAAGGTGATTCGCCACGAACTACTTCACGCCGCCCTATTTGAATCAGGCTTGTCCTGTAATTCATGGGGAGAGAATGAAGAAATTGTGGACTGGATCGCTATTCAGTTTCCCAAGCTGGAAGCCCTGTTTATTGAAGCGGGGTGTTTTGCGGGAGAAGGTGATTGATGATGTTATTTTTAGATACTGAAACGGCCCGGATCAATCGCCTGATCTCTGAAGGTGCTGGACGGGGATTAACCGAAAGACAGTTTTATGCCAAAGAAATTGTGGAATGGGAAAAGTCCCCGGAACGGATGGAGCAAATCAAAGGCACCGCCTACTATTCCGGGAAACAGGATATTCTTGACCGAAAAAGAACGGCCATTGGCAAAGACGGCAAACTTCAGGAAGTTCCGAACCTTCCCAACAATAAGGTCATTGACAACCAATATGCAAAGATGGTAGATCAGAAGACCAACTATCTGTTGGGCAAGCCTATCACGATCAGTTGTGAGAACAAAGCCTATGTGGAACAGTTGAAACGGCGTTTCAATAAGGCGTTTCAGCGGCTAATCAAGTATGTGGGTGAAGATTGCCTGAATGGTGGGAAGTGCTGGTTGTTCGTCTACTACAATGACAAGGGCGAACTGTGTTATAGACGCTTCCCGGCCTTTCAGGTGCTTCCTTTTTGGTCTGATGATGACCATACCACCCTAGATGCCGCTGTTCGGCTGTACCTTCAGGAAGTGTGGGACGGCTACACAAAGAAAATTGTGAAGCGGGTAGAGATTTTCAAGCCTGATGGAATTTACCGCTACATTCTGGATGGCTCCGATCTGATCCCTGATACCGAACTTGGGGACTATGCCCCCTATATCACCGTGAACACCGGGGAACAGGTGGAAGCCTATAATTGGGATCGCTTGCCCCTGATTTGCTTCAAGTACAACAAAGAGGAAACGCCCCTGATTCGCCGTGTGAAATCCCTTCAGGATGGGATTAACCTTCTCATGTCAGACTTTCAAAACAACATGGAGGAAAACACCCGGAACACCATTTTAGTCCTTCGGGATTATGATGGGCAGGATTTGGGGGAGTTCCGCTATAACCTTTCTACCTTTGCCGCTGTGAAGGTTCGGGAGAACGGCGGGGTTGAAACCCTGGAAGTTGAGGTAAACGCTGAAAATTACAACGCTATCCTTGAACTATTCAAGAAGGCCCTGATTGAAAACGCCCGTGGTTACGATGCCAAGGATGACCGTCTGAATGGTGACCCGAACCAAATGAATATCCAATCCATGTATTCTGACATTGACTTGGATGCAAACGGGATGGAAACAGAGTTTCAGGCCGCATTTGATGATCTTCTGTGGTTTATCAACCAGGACTTGAAAACCAAGGGTCTTGGGGATTTTCAGAGTGAAGAAGCAACCATTGTTTTCAACCGGGATATTCTAATCAATGAGAGTGAAGCAATTCAAAATTGCGCCAATTCCGTTGGTATCCTGTCCAATGAAACCATTGTGGAACAGCACCCTTGGACAAAGGATGTTGAAATGGAACTTCAACGGATTCAGGATGAAAAGGAAGCGGCGGTTATGGATGAATACGCCGGGGCCTTTGGGAATAACCAGAGCAATCAGAACAATAAGGACGGGGATGAATAGTCCCCGTCCTTCCATTATGCCGGGGCAATAATAGGGCGGGGCCGGGTTCACCTCCTTTCCCGGTTTAAGGGTGCAATTCCCTTCCCCGGCACCAATATGGCCCGTTAGTCAAGCGGTTACCGCCCTTTCACGGCGGGAACAGGGGTTCGATTCCCCTACGGGCTACCAGTTGCTGGTTAGGCCACCAGCTGATGTGAGCGAATGCGCACCCCTTACAGAGAATGACAAAGGCCGCTGAAAACTGCGCTTTCTGATGCGTCAGAACCAGTATGACCGGATGAATCGGGGCTTTGCGTTTACGGACGCTTAGTTGCTGGTTGCGTGTGATAATTTAAGCGGCAAGCGTACCAAATTCAAGGGAGGGAGATCAGGCCATGAACAATGCAGATTATTGGCGGGGCCGGTTCTCCATTCTGGAAGATTCCGCCCAAAGTAAGGCGGACAGGAATATTGCCGCCCTTGAAGATATGTTCACGGACGCTGAACGTTCTGTTCAAAAGGAACTGGAACAATGGTATGGGCGGTTTGCGACCACCAACGGGATCAGTTTGACCGATGCCCGGAAGATGCTGACCACCGGCGAACTGGAAGAATTTAAGTGGTCAGTAGACCAATACATTCAAGCGGCCACAAACGGGAATACTTCCGCCGAATGGCTGAAGAAGCTGGAAAACGCTTCGACCCGGTTTCATGTGAGCCGCCTGGAAGCAATCCAGGTAGGGATTCAGCAACAGATTGAACTTCTGTATGGGAACCACCTTGACGATCTTGACGGGGTTTTGAAACAGGTGGTGGGGAATGGCTACACCTACACGGCTTATGAGGTTCAAAAGGGCCTTGGCCTTGGTTGGGACATTTCAGCCCTGAATCAGAAGAAACTTGAAACATTGCTTTCAAAGCCTTGGTCAACAGATGAAAGAACCTTCCGGGATCGCTGTTGGTTGAACAAGGCCGAATTGGTCAGCACCGTAAACCGGGAATTGACCCAGGGCCTTCTTCGTGGGGATGGGTTGAATAAAATCAGCGCCACCATTCAGCAAAAGTTTGGGGTTGCCCGGTATAAGGCTCAGCGTCTTGTTCGGACAGAAACCACCTACTTCAATTCTGTTGCCACGCTGGAAAGCTACCGTGAACTTGGGATTGAAAAAGTTGAAATTCTTGAAACCCTGGACAATCGAACTTGTGAGATTTGCG